TAAGAAGATTCTAGACACCAACAAGTACTTAGGTCTAGGAACAGAGTCTCTACAAAGGGCATTGAGTGCTATAAATGAAATAAAAGATATAGTTACTAAAGAAGATGTAGCTGCTTCTGTTTTAGAGTTAGCAGATTACATGCAGTATAGTGGTTATTATTTAACTGGACTACTAAGACACATTGATAACTTAGCGGAAGATCCTAATATACCTTCAGGAAAAAAACTAGGAGATATAGACAGAGCTTACAGACAAGCTTTGTCTTTTGAAAAGCACCTAGAAAAGTTTAGTGAGTTAATCTCTACAGAAAAAGCAAGACAGATGTATAGAGAGGAAACAGCTAAGAATGCTTTCCTAAAAAACTTTGTTACAGCTAAACTTGCAATTACTAACATTAAAGAACGTCATGCTGCACTTATATTAGATCCAGTAGTGTCAGAATTATCTGATAGTCTTGCTCTTCAACGTGAGGCTATTGAGAAATCCTTTAACGAAGATATTGCTAAGTTAAAGTCTAGACAACAGACTCCTAAAATACTTAAGAGGATTACTGAGTTAGAGGAGAGGAGAGACAGCTCTGTTCCTACTCCTGAAAATATTAAAAAATTCATATCAAATAACGATTGGATAGTAAAAAATTCTTCTTGGTTTAGTGCATTTAACTCTGCTATGTCTACTAAGAATGCAACCATACAAATGGTTTCTCAATACATTAGGGGCATTAATAACGAGTTTCAAGAAACCCTAAAGCCTATTGCAAAAGACTGGCAGAACTTAATGGATGATATTGCCAAAGAAGAAGGAGGATTTCTAAGTGCAGTTGTAACTCCTAGGGAATTCTATAAAAATTACATTAGAGAGACTTCTATTTATAAGATCGTAGATGGACAGTTAGTAAAAGATCAACAAGGTATATCTTTAAACACTAAGGTAAAGAAAGTAGAGTTGATAAACAGATCTACTGAACTACGTTACTTGGCTGAGTTTGGAGAAACTAGTGAGATTAAAGAACAAGCAGAGCAAGACCTTAAGCAATTTTACGAAGAGTATACTGAGCGTCCATTTACACAAGAGTATTATGATATTCAAAAGCTTCTTCCAGAAGATATAAAAGCTAAAAGAAACAAAATCTATCAAGAGATAGGAGCTATTAGAGAAGAGTTTGGAACAGGAGAAATAGATGACAATACTATCTTACAACTTAAGGAGAAAGAAAAAGAACTTAATGAGTTGGAACGTTTGTATACTCCAGATGGAGAGTTAAAGACGGGAAAAGAGTACGAAGATGCTTTAGCTATTCAGAGATGGAAAGAAAACAAAAGAAATTTAAGTGTAATTAGTTTTGTTTTAACTGACGATAGTAAGAACGTATTTGAGAAAGTACTTGCAGATAAAAAAGCTAAGTTAGCTAAAGGGTTTATTACTCCAGAAAGTTATAATAACTGGGCTGCAGTTCACACCCGTACTATTTACACTCAGGAGTTTTACGATACTAGACAAGAAATCTTAGACGAGATTCAAGAGTTGCTTAGTAGTAGAGGTTCTATTACAGACTTGTACTCTAGTTTGTTTAACCTTTTAAAAGGTAACAAGGATAAGAATGGAGTTTACGATCCTATTGATGTTACTGAAAAGCAAGTACTAAAAGCAAAAGAAATAGAACAAGAGATTGAAAATATTAAAGCTTTGCTTAAACAAGATAGTCCATTAGACACTGATACTAAGTCTAGACTGTCTGGACTTATAGAACAGCTTCAAGGACTTCAATCTAACGTAAACTCTGAGTACTACAATACTGCAGTTGAACATCAAGTAAATGCTATTAGAACAAAGGTAGAGACAGAAAATCCTGACTTAGACCAAAAGTCTATTGAAGCATTAGTAAATGTTGCATTTAAAAACTCTACTTGGTATAAAAACAACCACATTACTAAATATAGGTTTGATCCTAATCTTCGTTCAACAGTAGAGGTAGTAGAGCCTATCTTTATGTGGAGGGTTACTAGACCTAACGATCCTAAGTACATACAAAAAGATGCTCCTTCTTCCTTATGGTATAAGGCTGCAGTAAATGCAGACTTTAAAAATCCTAACTATAAGCCAGGGGAGATTACATTTAAAGAAATTACAGGAGGACAATACTATAACCAAGCCTACGATAACCTATCTGATAGTCGTAAAAGACTTCTTGATAGAATGACTGACTTACATTACAGAAGTCAGGAAGGTTTGTATCAAAAGGATAAGTTAGGTGATTTGATTCCAGGACTGAGAAAGACACCTGGAGAAGTTATTGATCAAATTAAACTTAAACAGAATATTGTTAAGACTTATTTTAAGAATGTTACTAGTTTCTTCTCAGGAGACAGAGAGGCTTTCTCAGATGAGGAAGATATCTTTGGTGCAGCTTATCAAGTAGATGCTTTTGGCGATCCAGTAATGAGAGAGTCTAGAAGACTATTCAATCGTTATGCACGTACTCTTCCTATAGAACAGCAGTCTTATGATATCATGACTGCTATGGCTTCTTACGCTACTTCATCTGAAAGATTCAGAAAGATGCGTAAGTATCAATCTACTGTTCTTGCTATGGAAAGTGTAGTAACAGATAAGGGAGAACGTATAACAGATTCTACTAAAGTAATCAAAGATCTTATTGATCGTGAGTTGTATGGTAAAACCTTAGAGTCTGATACACCTTGGAAAAAAACTTCCAATTCTATTATTAGTGGTGTTACAAGTTTTGCAGGATTTAAGACACTTGGACTTAATCTTATAAACTTACCACAAAACTGGATTAGCGGACACCTTAAGATATATTCTCAATTAGGCTTCTACCATCTTACTGCTGCTGACTTAGTAAAAGCACATGCAGATACTGCTGGTATTTCGCAAGAGTTTTATCTTGCATATAATCAATTTGGAGCAAAACCTTTTAGACTATCTTTAGTTGATTACTTTATAGGAACACAGGGAGCTGCTAACCAAGCAAATGAGATTAATAATAAAGGTCTTGCAAAATATGGTAAAGTCTGGAAATCTGTTTCTACCTTGAGGGATTATACAGAGTTTGATATTGCTGCTGTAACTACCTATACTTTCTTAAATAAGTACAGAGTAAAGAAAAAAGACAGTGATGAAACAGTAGCACTTAAAGATGCTTTTGAATTAAAAGACGGTATAATCCAGGTTAAAGATAACGTAGAAGTTAGTCCTAAATTTATAAATAAGATTAGAAACAATGTTCAGTTAGCAAATGAAAGAGCACAGGGTATATATGCTTTAAGTGCTCAGCCAACTGCTTCTAAGCATGCATGGTTTAGATCAGTAATGTTCTTAAAGAAGTGGATTATACCTGATCTTAAATCAACTTGGGGAGTAGAGACTATTCACTATGGTTCTGGAGTAAGAACAGTAGGTTCTCATATAGCTGCTACTAGATTCTTAAGAGACTTTATTTATTATGATCAGGGTAACTTCTATAATACGTGGAAGTACAGTTCTGAAGTGGATAAGGCAGGTTTAAAACAGTTTGCTGTCCAGCTTACTACGTTTACTTTACTAGCCAATTTAATCGTTCAAATGTCTCTTGCTTTAAACTGTGAGGAAGATGCTCAAGCAGATTGGAAAGATTATGTTTGTTTAGCACTTAAGAGAACTGCAAATGAAGCTGAAGGTGTATTCACTCTATGGGGAATGAATGAAGCATTATTTACTTGGGGTTCTGAAAAAGCAAACGGTATAGGTCTTGCAGATAGGATGTTGTGGAGTTTATTAGGACCTGCAAGTGTATTTAAGAAATTCATTACAGATCGTGATGATTTATTTACTACAGATCCTTATTATAGATATCGTTCAAATTCTAATAAAGTAGACTGGGATAAAACTCATCCTATGCAAGCAGGAGAAATGGGATTAGCTATATTAGCAATGGAAGTAATGGGAGCTAAAGGAATGTTTATTGGTCCTAAGTCTATTGAATTTCAGAACAGAGCTTTTAACGCTTACTCGCCTAAGACTTATACTAAAGAACTTGTTACTCGTTACACAAAAGAACATCAAGGTTTAGAGTATATGCCAACTAGGACTCGTTTAGCTCAAGAATTAAAGTTATTTAAGAAAGAGATGAAGGATTTAGAGAGTCAAGCTTTGAGATATGTAGAACGAGGAGAACCTATTCCAGAAGAAATTGGAGTGAGAGCTAACAAGTTAAGTGTTTGGTTTGAAAGAAGAATAGAAAAAATAAAAACAGGTCAAGAAGATGAATCAACGCCTTTTTCATATCCATTTATGAACTTAATTGGAGATAGAAAAGGGTTGGATGTTAGTCCTAAGCCTTATAAGAAGTAACTTGACTTTATTTTTAAATAAAGTAAATTTGTATAACTCGGACTCAGGTCGGACTTAATGTCGAAACGATAATAAAATTATGGAAAATAATGATTTGCTCAAAGAACAAGCCAGAAGGCTTCGTCACATTGAATCAATTGTATGCTGCATTGGAGACAATGTAGGTTTAAAAGGTTCTAAAGTAATTAGTGGTACTAGCCCTGTAACAGGAAGCTTTCAATACTTTGTAGTTAACGCTACTGCTGTAGTTAGTGCTATCCTAGATCAGAACGGTAATAGTTTGATGACTAGTTTAGGATTGTCTGCTGTTAGTTTGAATACTTTAACTAAGATTACTGTACCTCAAGATACAACTATTTCTTCTATTACACTTGCTTCAGGATCTGTAGTAGCATACAACTCTTAAGAATGAAGACAACAATACTAGTTGCCGCATCCACAGTATGTGCTTTTCTAGGTACATATTTTTTAAAGTTAACTGCTGATAACTTCGAGCAGTTTTTGGCTATAGTATCTGTTGTTACCTTAGATGGTTTCTTTGGTGTATGGGCTGGAACTAAGAAAGAAGGCTTTCAAACTCGTAAAGCACTAAAAGTAATCAAGACTTTAGTTGGTTGGGTAGTTATACTAGCTGTTGTTCTTTTGGTAGAGAAAGGATTTGATGGTACATTTTGGTTAAGTGAGACTGTTTGTGCTCCCTTTATTCTTTTTCAACTAATTAGTGCTCTTAAGAATGCTCACACAGTAGGAGTAATAGATAACAGTGTACTATCCCAAGTCTTAGAAAAGATAGACAGACATAAATTCAACCACGATAATGAAAAACCTCTCGATTAAACTTAACTTTATTTTCTTCTTTGCTATTGTCTACCTTTTATACAGGTATGAATATGTACAAGAGCAAGATACTAACCAAGTAATATCTTTTATTGATTCTATAGATAAAGCAAATGATACTTACTTCGAGAAGATAGACTCTCTAGAGCATATCAAACATGAAGAGTATAGAACCTATGAAAAAATCACCCTTAAGTATGATACAATTCAGATTGCTATTGACACTATGCCTGATATTGACGGCACAAAGTACCTACTCACAATCTCTAGACAGCTTACCGCTAAAGGAGTTGAATGATGAGTTCCTAAAAGGAATTCAAGCACGTGAAAGGGTAGTTAGTCTTAAAAAGATTGTTAAGACTGACAGTATACAGTTAACTTTATATAAAGATTCTATTATTCCAAACTTCAGGAAAGCCCTGGATACCGCTAAAATAGAGATAGTTCGCTTAGATACTAAAGTTAAATCACAAGGAGAAACGATTAAAACACTTAAAAATGTTTTGAAAGGTGGATTATTTGCTATAGTTTTGTTAACCATAGGGTTAATACTTTAACTCTCTGCCTATGATCCCAATCTCTAAACAGATTGTTCAATACTACATTGACAATCCAAATACAACCGAGACAGCTGTTGAAGTTGCTATTCGCTTCAACTATCAGCCAGAAGCAAACAATCTCCTAAGAGGAAAAAGAGTTCGTGACTTAAAGAGAACAGCAATGGCTCACTTACTTAAGGAGGATTCTTTATATGAATCAACTCCTACTTCTCCTGTGTTGTCTAACCATACTCTAGGAACTTACGATGAAAACTTAGATAAAGGTACTCTTGAAGTATCTAAATTAGTTTCTGAACAACCTAGATCTGCTGAAGAAATTATTAAGATCCACAAAATAGATACTACTAAGTGGAGATTAGTTCAATATTGGAGTAAAGAAAAGAGTTCAGGCTGGCTAGTGTCAGCCTTATTTGCTTCTATAAAGCCTGAGGATAGTTTACCTCAAGACATAGAAGACGTTCTAAGAGAGGTTTTCTTAGAATCTAACATAAGTCCTTGCCCTACTCCTAAAAAGACTCCTGTAGCCTCTAAGAAGGCTTTATTTGTTTATATGAGTGACAAACATGTAGGAGCACTTACTCATCCCAACTCTATCTTTAGTAATGAGTACAACGAAGATGTCTTTGAAGTACGTATGATGAGAGTGCTAGAAGAGATAGAAAGACAAGTAAAGGCTTTTGGTAGACTAGAAGATATCTTTATCTGTGATTTAGGGGATTCATTAGATGGTTGGAGTGGTCATACTACTAGAGGAGGACACCAACTACCGCAAAACATGAACAATAAGGAGTCTTTTATGACTTACCTTTATGCTCACAAAAGATTTTTTGATGAGTTGCAAGAAAAAAATCTTGCAAATAACATTCATGCTATTATGCAAACAGAGGATAACCATGCAGGTTCCTTTGGTTATATTACAAACCAAGCATTAGCTTTATATTTAAATACAGCTTACCCATTTATCAAAGTAACGATAATGGAGAAGTTCTTAGAACACTTTGATTATGGCAAACACACGTTTATCTTCACTCATGGAAAAGATTCTGAAGATCTTAAGCATGGTCTTCCCCTTTTCTTAAACGAGAAGGCAGAAAACTTCCTCAACAAATACATAGATCACCACGGTCTAGGAGATAATAAGAACATCTCTATAGTAAAAGGAGACTTACATACAGAGAGTATGCAACAGGTATATAAGTTTAGATACCGTAACGTATTGTCTATGTACGGTTCTTCTAAGTGGGTAATGAACAACTTTGGTCCAGGATATCCAGGAGTTTCATTTGATTTAGTAGAAAAAGATACGGATTTAATATATTCGTTTTATATTCGCTTTAAATAAAATTAAGATGATTACTCTAGCAGATATAGATAAGTTGAAAAACCAGTTTTACTTAGACTCAGAAAAGGATGGGTTAGCAGTAAGACCAAATGCCATATTACTCACAGAGGAACAGTTTGAAGACCTACTAATAGAGATGGGTGTAGAAGATGAAGAGGATGTAAGGATAGAAAGCATACTAGGAATGGATGTCATTCTAGCAGACGAGTTAGAATATCCAAGACTAATAAGACTATAAATAAAAAGGGGCCCTATTAAGAGCCCCTTTTTGGTTGGTTGGAAAACTAAAATAACTAAAACTAAATAAACAAAAACTATTTGATCTCTTTAGGGCCTCCTGTCAAGCTGAAGAAAGCAAGAATCTCTTCTTTTACTTTCAACTCTACCACGATTGGCTCACTGGTGGTTTCAAATTTAGTGATTTTTACTGGAACTTTTTGCTTAGTAGCAGGATCAATTTTGTATTGATAGTCTACAGGGTTAAGTTTATCAGCACTTCCGTCTAAAACAATAGCTAAGCCATCATCTGTAGGGTAGGTCATCAAAACCTTACTGAGTTCAAAGGAGAAACCTTTCTTAATGATAAGTTCCATCTCTTCTCCATTCTCGATTTTTTCTTTTTCGCTGTAATAGAATAACATATCTTTAGTTTTAATTGATTACCATACAATAGCGATATCGCTATCTCTTACCATAATTTTCTCTACTCCATCTACTTCAATTAGTTCAGCAGACTGAAGATACATTAGGTTTACGTACACTACATCGCCTACTTTTACATTGGTTACTTCTTCTCCAATGGCGTAAACTTCTAAGTGCTTTAAACCTATTAGTTCTTTCATGTTCAATTCCTCTTCCATCTCTGGTGTAAGTTGGATAAGTCTTTCTTCTCTTTTAGGACGATTGAGTAATACTCTGTGTCCTTTTACGGTGATGCTCATATCTATTTTTTAAATTGGTTTTGCTTTTACTACATCTAGACCTGCAGCAATCAAGAGTTCTAGTCCTGATCTATCTCTGTAGTCTTCGATGTATACAAATGTAGTGATTCCGCTTTGAATTATCAACTTAGCACAATGTACACAGCATGCATGAGTACAGTACATAGTTGCTCCATCTGTACTTATAGGACTCTTACATGCTTTAGTTATTGCATTTGATTCTGCATGTAGTACATATTCAAAGGTTACATTGTTTGCTTCACATACATTAGGAAACCCTGAAGGTGTGCCATTATAACCAAAGGAGATAATGTTACCAGCTTTTACAATTAAACATCCTACCTGGAGTCTCTCACAGTAGGATTCTTGAGAAATCCTTAAAGTTAAATCTAAGTACAAAGTAGCTTTATCTCCTACTATTGCGTTGTAAATGATTGGTATTTTATGCATTGTCTTTGTTTATCAGGAATTCTTCGGGAGTAATAAATCTACAGGATTCTTTAGGCACTCGGTAAAAAAAATCTGTTCCAGACCTTTCTCTTGTACTAATGTCTAATACCTCAAAGTAATCAGTATTGTAAATTTTATCGGATCTAATCATCAATGCTCCATAAGTCTTACTACTTATAATAGTGTAGAAAAAGTAATGGTCTTTATGGAACTTCTTCTTTCTTTCTAGGAAAGAGACTGTACTGAAAGGAAAATCCCTTTCAGAAGTAAAACTAGTGTTCTTCATCTCTACTTCAAAGTGTTCAGTATTACCGTTTTTGGTTGCTACTATATCTATTTTGTAGTCCTCTTTTTCTTTAGGTTCTACTATCCACCCATGATGAACTAGGAAGTCTACTAAAAGTTTTCTTCCTAGTTGATCATACTTATCATATTGACTCTGAACAAATTCCATTGATTACGTTAAATAATCTTCAAATCTATAAATTTCTTTTGTTATATCCATATCTATTTCATTAAATTTTGTATTTCTATGGAATAACGATTTATAGTCTTCAGACATTTCGTGGAATCTGTTTTGCTTAAACATCTCTATATCCCTTCTGTACATAGAATTAGGTTTAAAGACAAACATTAGTTTATCATCAACCTCATAATAGTCGTAGAAAGAATCAAAGCTGGTGATCTTTTTTTGAAATTCTTCAAAGGCACTCGGATCTGTAGGTTTAAATAGATAGAATAGACAGTATTGATACTTAGACTTATAACCGTAGTCGTCTATATAAACATTGACTAACCCAAAGTTTACTAATACACGTAAAGATTCATCACCCCTTGCTGTAAATATCATGGGGCTTAGAAACTTAGTAGTGTTATTTAAATTCAGGTCAATCATTTTACTGCTATACAATTCTGATTCCATTGTTTTGATAGTCCTCTCTAGTATAGTTCCACAAATCACTATCAATATGCCAACGAAGGCGTTCTAAGGCTTGGTGAAAGCCCTCATAACTCTTACCTTGATATACGCCTCCTTCTTTACCTACTGCCATTGCTTCGTCAGATAGTTCATAGATAAGGGGACTGCCAGGAAATTTTTGGCTTTCTACTAAGAACCTAAAGTTCTTAACAGTTAAACCTTCTCCATAGATACTTAAGTCTGACTGCTTTAAAGCTTCTGTATAGAATGCTCCCTGAAGATCATAACGATACTTCATAAGAGTCTCTGTCCAATAGTTCAAAGAAGTTGTAGTAGTCTTTAAGTCGATAGGATATAAAAACTTATTGTCTACGTCTACAACTACCAAGTCTAAAAGAGCCTTACACTCAAATCCCAAGTACTCAAAAGTAAGAGCCTGTTGTGTAAAGATTTTATATTGGTCATTGCCTAAGATAAACTTAGAACTAAAGGGATGATTCTTAAGAGATTCTACCAGATTATAGATTGTAGCTAATTGTGCTGGAGAAATTACTTTTCTTCCATCGGCTTCAATTAGGTGATCATAATAAGCTTTACCTTCTTTCTCGAATCTTTCTCTTACTTTAGGGAGAGTATCTCTTTTAAACCCTACAGTCTCATATGCGATTTGTTCTGCATTGGAATCATGTCTATTGATGAATAGGTTCCATACAAAGTCTCCCATCTGAGCTGTTGGTCTTTCTACTGTACTGATTAGAAATTCTTCTTGGAAGACTTCTTCTCCTTGTGTAATAATTAAGTCTACTCCATCTCCTATCAATGTTACGTCTGCTGGTTCTTCTGTGTCAGACTTAGGATCGTAATTAAAGTATAGGTTAGGATGTTGTAGGATCTTTTTAAGTCTACTTTGACTTACTGCTGTATTGCTTAGGTAATCTTGATTTAAAATCATTTCTTTTTCTCAATTGATATGGTTAAAACAAACCAAAGAAAGCATAAGTGTATGTTAAAGTTATATAACGAGGATGTACGACTTATGCTTATTGTTGGTATTAAATAAAAGAACCAATAAGGATAACCTCGTTGTCCTCTGGTTCCATAAAAAAAGTTACTTAGTTGGAATTTCATGGCTTCTATCATCATATTGAGACTTTTCTCTCATTATGTACGAGAGAAACATAGCATTACACATAACATGTCCTAGGTGATCTATTCCTGATTCAGGGTCTTTGTCTTCACCTTCTAGGAAAGCAAACATATGTCTAAGCAAACTTTCACTTACTTCAGAAACTGGCATACCTTTACACCAGTTCCATTTAGCGTACTTTTCTGCACCAAACTCAAGGACTTCTACCATAGACTCTAGAGATTTAAAATCTACTAAAGACCATTTCTTCTTTCCTGAGTTATAACGTAAAGCCTGTTCAGTCATGATTAACGCATTAAAGCACCTGTAGTAGTTTTAGGAGTAACATCTACTGGTTTTACAGTTAAGACAACTCTTCCAAACTTCATTGAAGATAGTTCAGTAACTACACAAGTTACTCCATTGCAGTTAACAAGAGTACCTAATTGAATACTTTCGCTTGATTCATGGTCATTGTAGGTAACAATGTTGTCACCATAGTGATAGTCGACATCAGGTAAGCCCACGGCTTCCACTTTGTCTGTTTCTGTTCTTGGTTCTATTATATATAACATAAATTTAGTTTAATTAATTTAATTCAGGTACAGGCACTCCTAGAGTATCTGTTGCAAAGTTAATTACTTGCTTAATAAATTCATTGACTTCTTCCTTTTTTCCTTTAGAAAGTGAAAGGGGTGTTTTGATAAATTGACCTTGAAACATAATTTCCTCGTAGAAGAACTTATCCTTAAGATAAGTAACTATCTCTTCTTTAGTGTATACTTCACCTGTAAGGGACTCAAATCCTCCTCGGATGATAGGTACTAGGGTACTGTAGAAATAAGCTAACTGAGGGTTTGTTTTCTTAGAATCTATTCTTGTTAAACAAACTTCTACATCCACCGAAGGATCGCCTTTCATCAATTCTCTAAAATAGGCTTGCATCAATTCCCTATCCCCTTTAAGATGGACAGTTCCATCTATGTTAAGGGATAGGGTAGCTGGCATGTAAATACGATTAATCATTTTTAACTCCTTTTTCTAATTCTTCTAATAAAGTAAATGCTAACTCCTCGTCTTCTTCTATTTGGTCACTTGCATTTCTCTTCTGCAAATATCCGTCTAGAATCTTAACAAAGTAAGCATTTTTTGCTTTTGCTTCATTAATCGCTTTTCTTAAGTCTGGATTAACAAACTCACGAATAAACTGATACTGAGTGTTAATTGCTCTAGCAAGGACATAAGTTCTTCTTACTTCCTTTAATTGATCATCTGTCATTATTCTGCTGCGTAACCAAAGAATACATACTGCCCATCACATTCATCCTTGCTCTTCTTGTATTCAATCTTAGCAACTTGAGTCTTGCCTTCAACCAATCGCTTAACAATGTTTACTGTAGTACCAATCTTAGTACGTTCTGTATAGGTTCTAGCCATCTTAATTGCTTCTGTTTGTAAGATATGACTAGCTACTACTCTATCCTGTACTCTAACTTCGTATCTAGTTTCCCAAACTCTCTTACCTACTTGTGGATCTACTTCTACTTGGCTTTTAATCTTGTTAGAGTTTCCTTTAGGTTCTTTGATACAGATTGCCCAACAGTCTCTTTTGCCTAGGTAATCATACGAATCATCTATAAACTCTCTCAACTCTTTCTTTGAGGCTTGATACTTTTTAGTTGCGTCTACAAAGTTTGGAGTTGTACTAATTGTTCCGTTGTACGGATCATTGCCACACTCATCAATAGCTTCTTCTACTAATGCAGTGTACCCTTCTGACATAGAAGGGGCTGTTACTCTGTTGTAAAATGTTGTTGCTCCCATAATTTTTAATTTTTAATTTTAGTTTAGTTTTATTTACTCCAATACGGTGATATACAGGGATCTGCTTTAAGAGGAACTCTCTTACAAAACTTAGCACCTGAATCTACCATTGCTTTTTCTAATTGTGCAGCAGCTTGTTGCGCAATTGCTTCTGGTGTTTCTACCAGAATCTCGTCATGAATGACATTAATAATTTTAACTTTAAATAAAAGATCGTTAGGCACTAAGTACTTAGACCAGAAATACACACAAGCTAACTTGGTAATCTCTGCGGATTCACCTTGTATAGGGTAGTTCAATGACATTCTTTCTATGTCACCTCTTTTTCTAAAAAACTTAGAGACTTTGTCTTTCATGCTAGTTGCTGTAGGAGTGTTAGAGTTTTTAATCTTCTTATACTTATCCCAGAAATCCCTATCCATTTCGTTTTTAAGCTTTGTAAACTCATCATAGTAGTCTACATAAGATTTTTTACCTGTAATAGGGGAGATTAATACATAACCGTTTTCAACTCCAAACTTCTTGGCTTCATCAAAGTATGCTTTCAATCCAGGAAATGCAAAGAAATAGGCTTCATAAATCTTATTGCCTTGTTCTACACTAAGTCCTAGTTGATCTGCTATACCTATACCTGAGCCACCGTAGTTAATTGCAAAGCCTGCTACCTTAGCTGACTGTCTTTTCTCTTTGTGTTTCTTTTTAATCTCGTTTAAGTCTAAGCCATCTAACTCTTCATACATCTTAGAGGCAACGAATGAGTGCATATCACCCAAATCTTTATCATAGAACTCAAGTAAATTATCATCCAAACACTTATTTACTAGTACAATCTGTTCTTGACCTGTATAGTCACAGCCTACTAGTGTATTTCCTTCTTCTGCTACAAAACAACTACGTGTTTCTTCATCAGAGGGAATGTTTTGAAAGTTAAAATTCTTGGTTGTTCCTGACTTACCTCCACTAGATAAGCGACCTGTGTTCATTAACTGTTTAAACTGAGTGTGTATTCTACCGCTTATAGGGTTAATTTGTTCAATCCAGTTGTAACCATAGGTGCCTATGTCTTTCTGTGCTTCTTTAAAGGAAAGATAAGTTTTAATGATAGGGTACTTGTCTGCAAATTTTCCTAGATGATTTGCTTCTATTGTATGCTTCTTGACTCCCTTCTCAACTACAGTAGTATCTACTCCTATAGATTCAAAGAACTCTACTACCTGAGATGGTGAGTTCCAGTTAATCCTTATTTTATTTCCACTAGAGAATAAGTCTAACTGATGGTCAATGAATTGATCCATCTTATTGTTAAAGATAAACTCATTTAATTGTTTAGTTGCCTCTTCTGCTTGCTCTTGGACTTTACCAATCTTAGTAGTCCACTTGTCTACGTCTAGCTTCATACCACAATATTCTATGTAAGCTAAAACTAAGACAAAGCGATTGTCTAAATCAATTGATACTTGAGAGCCAGCAGCAAAAAGAATTGCTTCTTGTGCAGCTTTAATAGCATGTAGGTACTTTACGTCATAAGCAGAATATTTTACAAATCCTTCTGTAAGGTTTCCTGTAATATTTTTTCTCTCTTCCTTGTCTAATGTAACTCCACAATGTAGTCTTACACAAGCAGCTAAGGAACACCTATGACTTTCTATACCCAAACGGGATGTTTTTTCCCCTAAAAAGGTATCGTATACCTTAGTGGGTATAATTCTTTGGTGATACAGGAACTTTAAATCAAACTTTAAGTTATGACCAATAACTCCCTTAGACTCTAAGAGAGGCTTATACTCGTTAATATCAATAGTAGTCAAGTCAACTACGTATTGATTGTCATTATCTCCTAACTGAAGAGTATAAAGTTTACAGGTATACGCATCAAATCCAGAAGTTTCTGTATCAATGGCAACCCATTCTAGGTTTTTAAGGTAATCTAAAGATTCTTGTACTGTGCAGAGAGTTATATCAGGTAGGGAAAGGGGTTGTTTTGTTACTAAATAAATCATTTTAATAAAGGTTCCACTATCTTGTTATAATCTTTCAATGCTTGGTGCAACTTTTGATACTTCTCGTCTTGAGAGTAGTTTCCTTGTTCGATGTCTGTTAAACAAGTTCTATACACGTCATAGATAAGTTTTCTATCGTAGTTACTTAATTTTAATACTTTGTTAGAAAGCTGTAGCATGTCTTCCGTAGTATCAGTTCCCCATATCTTGTTTAAAGACTTACCTAAATTCCACACGTGATGAGGAGTATATAGGTTACACTTAGGACAAGCGGGTAACAGATTAGTTAAATGGTAGCGAGTAGCAACTTTAGTTCTACCTACAAAGTGAGCACACTGTAAGCCCTTAGGATCTAATGTAATCTCACAAGCATGGCATTTGTTAATGTGTGCTCCTCTTACTAGCCAAGAAGTTATTTGATCTAGTTTAGTTTGATTGATAGTCTCCTTTTCAATCTTACGTTTTAACTCTTTACGGACTTTTTGTTTGGCTTTTCTGTCTTTGACTACGCAGCCAGCACATAATCTCTTAGTTTTGTTTGCAATAGTTTTAATCTTACCACAATCTGAACAAGGCTTTTGAATTTCTTTTTGTTCAGGTACTCCTTTAACAGGGATCTTTTTTGTTGTTGTTCTCTTTAACATATTACACAAATATAATAAAAAGAAAAGGGGATCTTAAGACCCCCTAATCTTTTTTGGCATGCAAGAGACGATTACAAAGTTAACCTAGCCTCGTGTATAGGAGTGTAAGTTTCAGAAATTAATTCTAAACCTCTGTTGTTAATAGTATAAGCAGTACCGTGGATTAAAGACTCACGCTTAGCTTCAATACTCTTATGTCCCATCATATAGTTAGTGAAACGAGTAGTAGCATTAAACAAAGCATAGGCTGTGTTCTCATGAGTATCATACTCAGTAGTCAAAGCTGTTCTGAAGTCGTTAATACGATTTTTACCTCTAGATGCTTCCCCATCTCCTCCAATAATGTTAATGATAAACTCATCAGTAACTGTTTCAGGGATGTAGACTTTACTTAATTCTATCAATTTCTCGATGAACTGTTCTTCTTGAGTAAGAGAATTCTGCAACTGAGAGATGATAACACCTAAACGCTCATGAGAATTCTTAGTATGTCTTACACGCTGAGAGTCTCTTAGAGCCATGTAAAAGGTATTAGCACATACAACTGTCACATTGGTTGCTCCAAAGCCCATAGGAGAGCTACCATCGTGTGATGTGAGGGCTGTTAAGAACCTTTTGTTATAAGATCCACCGATTTGTACGTCTGTAAGAGGGAACTGGTAATAAACTTTCTGTCCATTTCCCAAAAATCCGCCTCTTTCTCCGTTAATATTTACCCTAGCAGCAGCTTCAAGAAGCATATCTAAGATTTCTTCATTCTGAGTAGGAACATATTTAGATCCTACTACACCTAAGCATAAGTTGTTGTCTTCACGAAATACTCCATAAGCAGGAGTAGCTTCTCCATCAGGACCAAACAAAGGCTTCTTTGCTACAGTCCAATTTGTTCTAGATGATTCTAGCAATTGTTGTTTATTCATAGTTTGATTTTTTTAATGGTTTCAATAAAGTGTATTAATTCGTCTAATTCTTTAATTCTTCCTTGGATCTCACAGTATTCATACTCACTGCTTTGTTCCATTTCTTTTATTACTTTAGTTCTATTAGAAATATGTTCTACTAATTTTCCTTTTAATTCTAAGTGTCCTAAAGATTCATAGTCTTGCCAATTCATTTCTTTTTTATTTTAAGTTTTCTAACCAGTTAATATCATCAGGATTGCTGGCCATTAATATTTGATTTATTCTTTTAAAGTGATCACACTCCCAGACTCCACCTTTATATACAGCAGAGACAGGGTGAGATGCTACTAATACGTGATGAAACTTATCATCTATTAGATGGGCGAACTTTAAGGCGTCCTTTCCCCAAAAACAGAATATAAGTCCTGAAGTATTTTCATTAAGTGTTTTGAATACAGCTTCTGTAAACTGTCTCCAAGGCTCTAGGTGAGAACCTGACTTACCTTCTTCGATAGTTAAAGCAGCATTTAACATAAGAACTCCTTGCTTAGCCCACGATTCTATATTCATATCGGTAGGGAAGCTTAAGTCATCAGGGTAAATGTCTTCTTTGATACGGTTGTACATCATTCTTAAAGACGGAGTAATATAAGTCTTGTTTCTAGGAGAGAATGCTAATCCATGAGCAATAGGTTCCCCTACATTTCTACCTGGGTATGGATCCATTCCTAAAATAACGACTCTTACTTTCTGAAAGGGTGTCAAATTAAAAGCCTTGAAGACTTCATCTTTGTGAGGAAAGATAGTTTTATTCTTTCTCTCATTAGCGATGAAGCCTCCAAGGCTCATAAAATAGGGACTCTCTATTACGTCTTTTAAATGTAAATACCAATCATCTGGAATATTCACTAATTTTTTCATGTATTTCTTTTCTACGATTTCTTCTTCTGTTACTGTCTAAGGTTTCAACAATAACGTTAGATTTTACTTCTGTATTCATCATACCAGGAAATTCTTCATCTACTGCATTAAGAATTTGATTATATTTTACTTTGTAACTAGTCAATAATTCATAGAAGTCTACGTGTTGTCTAATTGCATGAATAATTGTAGAGTGATCTTTAACTAACAGATTACCTACTTTAACATAGGTATAATGAAACTGGATTAATAGGACAGCAGCAAATTGAAATCTAGCTTCTACATATTCTCTTTTTCTACATAGTTTTACAAACTCTTCTATATTTATTCTATTTACTTTGCAAACAATCCTTAATATAGTTTGTTCAAAGTCTGTAAATCTAGCTAAGTTTATTTTAACTTGTTGGGATTTTTCTGCTGTTATTTTTCTTTTTAATGCAGCCTCTGCTGGATCAACTTGGTTAATCCTCCTTTCGTAATACACTTTGTTTTTTGCTTTAAGGTTTATTGTGTTCATTAAACTTTCCTGCATCAAAGGTTCTACCTTTAATTTTTTGAACACAATTTCTAAGGCTTCGTCTACAATATCTTTAATTCTTGGCATAATTTTATTAATTTGTCTTTTCCGTGTTCTTTATAAATGTCACTAATGTCCTTTCCTAGACTTGCATGATGATAAAGCACAGGTATGTTATACATCTCTGATATCTTCTGTGCACCTTCTATACCTGCTCTATCTGCATCAAACCACACATATATATTATCAAATCTTGCTTTGAGTAACTCATAGGCATTTTCCGATATAGGTGTAGTCTCGCTTCTAACAGCAACAGCGTTAACTCCAATAGAGTGTAAGGTCATAACATCCTTAGTACCTTTAGTAACTATCAAGATAGTTCCCTTGTGTGGTAACTGGGTGTAACCTTCAAGCATACCTCCAAAGAAATTAGTCCTGAACTTTACCTTCTTCTCTGCATAAGGACGATATAATTTAAATTTATCTTTTTCCTTATACCGATAGCAAGGATCGAATTCATTACTGAGATACCAGATGTTGTCTGCTATCCAAGCTTTGTCTACTTTCCTTACATCATAGAACTTGAGTATTTTTTCTGTTACTCCAAATTGAGCCCAGTACTCTAAGTCTTTCTGATTGAATTTTGTAACTGTTACTTTAATGCTTGCAGGTTTTACCTCTGCTGGTTTAGGACTTTTAAGTGAAGCTGTTTCTATTTCTAATCTAAGTCTATCTTCTAAACTAAAGTTTTTAAGTTGGAAATCTGATTCTATTTTATAAAGAATGTCTGGATACTCATAGGCAGTACGCATTTGAGCTATGTCAATTGCGTTGTAGTGCACTTTCTCCGTAGCATAATCTATAAAGTAAAGATTACCTCCTTGACTCCACTTAAAGAAACAGGTAGCATGTTTATCAGATCTGAATGGATTCTTATATTTCTTTCTTAAGTCTACTTTCTCACCGAAGTAAAAAGACATTAGGTTTTCTTGCCCTAGTAAAGCGTATAAGGTCTTTACATTTGGTCTTATTTCGATGCTTGAGAGATCCATATGTGTTGAGTTTAATCCTTCTTCAATAAAAAAGGGGCTACAAATGTAACCCCTTTTCTAAAAAAGAGAATAGATTACTTTAAATTTTAAAAGATATCATTAACATCTGTGCTAACAGGAGCTGTAGCTACTTCACTGCTATCCCAACTCATCATAGAGTCTTTGAAAGGGGTTTCAGTTTCGCTTAATTCAGGAGCATCGTTCTCAGTGTATTCTTTGAAAGTAAAACTTCCGTAGAAACTCTTGAAACCATACTCACCAGTAATTTGCTTAGTTACATATTCAGTAACTTTGCCTTGTACATTAAGGAATACTTTAGTGCATACATCTTGGTACTTACCATCCTTAATTCCTAGAAGAACTTTAACACCCATGTTGGCTTTGTTAAAGTGTGCAAAGAAGTCTACCAACTCATTGCCTTTACCTTTTGCAATAGAAGACCAGTTGTCAAGAACAAATGGCTTTTCTTTTGGGGAGATGTTACCGTAAGCTTTAAGCAAAGAATAAACAGTTTCTTCTCCACCCTTAGCTTCACGTACACTCTTCATATCCAATCTACGAGAAGGATCTAAAGAAGATTGAGTTTCACTCAAAGAAGCAAGGTTCTCAGCCCAAGCAGTTTTAGTAAAGTTGTCAATGAATTGTTTTTTACCTGCTTGAGACATACGAGTATCATTGTTAACCCACAGAGAGAATTTACCTCTTAGGTCAGTTTTAAAATCAGGATGGTTAACATACCAAAAGTCAAGACGCATTCCGTTCTCACCTTCGTAAGTGGGTTCTTTAACTTTGTCCTCTTCTATTCCAAGAACCTTAGCAAGTTCTTTAGCTGAAGGGTTAACAGCTACGATTTGAATAGGAGCGAATCCTGTGTACATTTTCTTGCCTGCTGAAGGCTCTCTGGTTTCTAATTGATCGAATTTCATAATTTAATTTTGTTTTTTGTTTTTTATTTTTTGTTTGCTTTTTCTACTACTGGTACTTCTTCTGTATAATAACTATCTATTGTATTACATACTACTTGTAAGTCATTAGGGATTAGGGTATCATCAAACATTCCCATAGGGCTTTTAGCAGGATAATTCCTAAAACGATTGGTTACAAAGTGGTAAGTTGCTCTCTCATCTTTATCTTCACCTACGTGAGTATAAAGACAAATAGTAAACAATCCTTCTAATACAATTTGATTGTCCAATGCTTTACCGATTGTCTTAATCTTCTGACCTACGATATGTCCATCATCTTCTATGTTCTCTGAGTGAGTGATGTAGAATACTTTTAAGTCATTACGAAGTTTACGAGCAGTAGTAAGCATATTAGTTACATCTTTTGCAAGAGTAACAAACTTACCAAAACCGATTTCATTGGCTTTCTTCATCATAAGGAAAGACATTGAATAGATAGCATCATCCATGATGATGTTTTTGATGTGTGGAGCTTTCTCACTAATCTGTTGTAACAATGCGGTGATTTGATTGATGTCATCTACCTCCATGTAATTTTTAGATTCGAGATTGTAAAGCTTCTCAGCTCCTTTGAAAGGCAATTCTTTCCTTGCTACATTAATAATAAATGTTTCTTTTGGATCTAAAGTCCTTACAGATGTGGATTTACCAGTACCTGAGGGACCTACGATAGCGATTAATTTACTTGACATATTGGTTAGTTTATTTTGTTTCTTTTATTTGATCTAAATCTTCTGTTAATAATTTCCATCCGTAATTAGAAGCAAAGAATCTTGCTCCTCCTTCACAACGCTTCTTATCCTTAGAAGGGAAGCTTAAGATTGCTTTTCTTACTTTGGTGTCAGTGTAAAGTAAGTTAGCTAACCAAGTTATGAACTCTTCTTCTTGTGCCATAGTCCAAGTATGTTCCCAAAACCAATCTTCTTTCTTAAAATCTACGTCATCATAGTTGACTCCAATCATGTCACACATATGACTCATTATTAATTTTAATTCTGGGCCAAAGCCATTTTTGTCTGTTTCATTCATTGTTTACATTTTTAAATACTTTTCATAATGATTGCCTACAGGATTGTTCATCTCTTCAGGCTTTGGTAACTCATCAAACTTACCATTAGCTCCATTAAAGTAAAGCCCTACGCTTGAATTCTCTAAGCCATAGTAACGATCTTTTAGAAATTTAAGTGAGCGGTATTTGTTACCAAGTAAGGATACATCATAACCATTATGAACTGCTATGTTATATCTTGCAGGACTAAATAAACCTAGAACTACTTCATAGTCTTGATGCACACCTTTGTTAATGTGGAGTTCTTCCATAGAAGGTTCTAGTTTCTCTTCCATTAACTGTCCTTTATAAGTGTAGGTTTGCTTTTCTGATGCAGGAGTTTGTTGATGGACAATAATGTTAGCCATCTTGTATCGCTTAGAGAATACGTCCAGTACATAATCCTTAATCATAAAGTCAAAAGTCTGATAAGAACTTAACTTCATCTTAGTATCAGGAGCTATCTCATTAGATAAAAGACTAATGTGATCTAATACAAAGAATACCCAATGATCCTCTGATCTGTATCTATATCCTGTAGTAATCTTTTTACCTTCTTCTAGTTCTTTGTAGATATGTTCTCCTACTTGTGGATTATCGAAGTACGCTTTTACGTACTTAGCTATACCTGTAGGATTTCTTACATAGTCTATAACTTCTACAATGTTCTGTAGATTGTTAATAAAGGTTTCTGCAGCTTTTATCTTTGTCATTAACTCAGAGCTTACTCTGAAGTTTCCAATAGACTTTAACTGCTGTACAGTAATAGTTAAGTTGTGATTTTGATGCAGGTAAATAGAGATAAAAGATAACCAAAAGTCTGTGGCACTTTCTTCTAAAGCAAAGTAAAATATCTTAGGAGTGATTTCTGTATTTCTTGTTGCTTTGTAGATGTTTACGATAGTCATGTATTTTGCAAACTTTGACTTACCTACACCTGAAGCAGCAGTAATACAAGTAATAGAACCTTTAGTAAAGCCTCCATAGTACTGAGCCAATCTTGCAAACGGAGGAGCAATAGAAGTTATTCCTCCTGCATCTTTGATTGCTTTATTCCTTTCGATTTGGGAAATTATGCTTTCAAAGTTCATCTTTACAATATTTGATGACTATTATAAGCAGGTCCACTGCCATTCTTTAATTCTTCACACCATTTAGCTAGATCGCTTTGGTCTACTCCATCAATCTTTTTAAAGATAAAATAACCACACTCTCTAACATATCTAATAGATCCCTGTTTCTTCAAGGTATCAATATAAAGGTCAGTGGCTTTTGCTATGTCTTCTAAAGAGTAATCGTATTCACCTAAGAATTTAATTAACCTTTTAACTACGCTTACCTTATCTGTGGTTTTACCTGATACTCCTAGATTCTTAGAATTAAACTTAGAGATAAATTCTGTTAACCATGTTATTGGTATTTCAGGTTGCTCTACTGGTTTTTTAATGGTAATAGTAGAAGTAGCATCAGAATGTCTAGCAATTTTAAGTGCAGATATCACTTGATCTACATCTAATTCTGCAAGTGCTTTAGGTGTCCAACTAAAAGTGGTTCCATTATTGAGAAGTTTTTCTTCGTAAATCCACTTGTCTATCATTTTCTCTTTTACTGCTAGTTCCCATAGGACTTCGTAGAATGTTTTCTTCATTGTCTGTTGTGGTTAAGGTTACGTTTATGCCTTTGAATAATTTCTCTTTATTAAACTTAGGCGGGTCTACAAAGATAAGGGATTCTTCAACTTTTTCCAAGTCTTCTATCCACATTTTTTTCATAAAAAGATAGTCTGGTGTTGTTTCCAGACTATCTCCATAGCATTCATTTTCCATAAAATTTAGTTGATTCTAATCGCTTGATTGTAGATTTACGATTAAGGAGTAGCCTAAGCTAACCCCTTAATCTCTAAGAAATCCTTCTTACCTATCCACACTTGCTGAAAGTCATACTCATAAGACTCTAATACGTCTTTTGGTATGTTAAAAACACTCTCACAATCTGTACAAGCAGTCTCAAGTAATAGGTCATTGGTGATCTCTATATGGTGACCTCCACACACAGGACAGTTGCCTTCCATAATAGACTCATCTATCATTTCAGGGTCAATGTCTTTTATCTTAAAGTCTACTCCATCTGGAGAATAGTACTGAGAGAGGTGAGTAAGTTCTTTCCTATGTTCAGGTAAAGACATCTCAGGATAAACACTCATAACCCACTCATTGTACATTTCATAGGCTGCAAGGTCATCCATGTCATCTTCAACAGCTTTAGCGTCTTTAGTAGAACTAGCTGTTTCACTTTCCCAATAGAAAGGATCGTCTTTTCTTTGACCTAAACGAACATAGTCTCCCTTGACTGCATCAAAGTAAAAATCTTCTTGGTCATCCCACATACTTACCTGCCTAGCTCCTAGACCTAAATGAGATTCTTTAGAATGAACCTTAGTAGGAGCAGAGAAGAGAGGAGGGAATTCGAGTGGGATGTTTCTTTCAGCCAACATTGTAAGCATCTCATAAGCAAAGCTAAAAGCGTTGATCATTAGATTAACACTAGCTACCTCAGTATCTCCATGCTCGTTAAAGTAACCACAGGATAAGTTGTGAGAAGAAACTTTAAGTCCCCTTCTACGAAGTCCACCTACGTCAGTAGCTGTACCTGAAGCAGGCTTGTATCCATATTTGTCCATCAAAGGTTCAATAAGGGTAAGATGTTCAGGATTCCACACTTGATATCCGTTGGTATACTGGATGAAGTCTGTTGTATAAGATCTGCGATCTAGCTGAGTAACTACTAGAGAATTGTCAAAGAAAGACATATCACAACAGTTAGTACCTACTAGACCTCTTTCCTCACCATAAGGCAAGAAAACCTTACATACAGGCATCATCTTAAGCATCTGAATAGCAAAACAAACACCTACAGAGTCATCGAGACCTAAGCCACATTGTTCTCCTCTGAAGTCATCAAAGCCGAAAATCCACTTATCTGTCTTAAAGATACGCATGCCTACATGATAGTCTTGAGCTGTGTCATAGTGAGCTACTACAGTAGGATAATACTCGGCTTCTCCTTTTGTGCAATAGATATTACCGCCTTTCTCTTCTACTGTTACTCCGTCTATCTGAGAAATAAGACTTATAAGCCAATCTTTTTTAAGTTTCTCCATCTCTGGCTGGTAGGTGGGGCTTTGTTGATACATAATATCAAACAGTAGATCAAAGTCTACAGGGAAATTTCCTTTTAATGTATCATCTAGTTCACCTAGTTCTTTGCTTTTATATTTATAAGTCATTTTTTTGTTTTTTTAAATTAAGGGTTCTTCATTATTGTCTTCTACCATCGCTTCTGTTTCTCTTTCTTCTGTTTCAGGTTGATTTTCGTTTACAAAAGAAAAATTCGAGTAATTAGTAGTACTAGTAATAGTATTTGTATTTAGTAGATAGGTTCCAATACCTAAATTTCCAATACCAACATTACTACTACTATGGATGTTAATAGTAGAATTAGTAGAATTAGTAGTAAGAGTACCTGATAGAGAGTTATTTGCCATAATCTGAGACAATCTTTCTTTCTTTCTTCTTTCTACTTCTTCGCTATCATAGAGATCTTCTGGCTTATTCTCATCATTTGGGTGATAATATACATTGCCATCAGTTAGATAGTCATGTTCATCTAAGATAAAATAACCAAAGTCATTCTCAAATTGCCTAAGTTCAGGATCATCTTGGTGTGCCCATGTATTATCAAGTAGTCTAATACCTTCATCTGTTAAGATAGAATCATCTTGATAAGTGCTAACTGTGTCATCTTGAGTGGTATGATACTCTCCAGTTGACTCTGAATAAATAGCACAGTCCTCACATACTCTTAGATCACGATATTGACCTCTCTCAACGTAAATAGTAGTATCATAATGTACAGTACTATCACAGCAACTACAGGTATAGTCACTATCTTCATCTTCATCTACATTATAACTGTTATAGTGATAAGCATCACCTCCAGTGTTTCTAAGCTCAAAACGAGGCCCTTCTACAAGATTATTGGTAAGTACTTTTTTAGTTACGTCATAATTATATAAAGTGTCTAGATAAGGGAACTTAGTTATTCCTTCTAAATCCATCTCCATAGAGTAGACTCCTCCTACACAGAAAAGAGTAGAGTATCCTGCAGCTTCTAATGTGTTCTTGAGTAAGTTTTGTGTTTCGTTTGTTGTATAGTAAATACGGTCAAACATAAACTTACCATCAATGTTCCACATAATAGAACGAGCAGCAATCTTACTACCCCTTTTAAGCACAGCCATCTTTACTTTGTCTGGAAACTTAGTGTAGATATCAAAATACTGTTGACACTGTCTGTGACGCATACAAGAGCTTCCTAAACTACCTGTTTGAGCTACATAGTTCTCATAGTAATAAGCGTCTTTGATAGCATCTCCTTCAATAATTGAGAAGTCATAAAGAGGATTAGAAACAGTAATCAGAGTAGCATAGGCTTCTGCAAATGCAGTAATGTCTCTATCGCTGTATGTATCTCCAAATAACCTACGAACTATCTTACCTACTGAGGTATGATATCTTTGTTTGTAGTTCCATACTTCTTTGACTTTAGTTTCAGTTTTGTTAAAACTTACGCCTAACATATTATATCCTCCATCAGCTTGGTATCCGTCTTGATCTATATGAAAAGATGCACTAGATACTAACCTAGAGTTTCTAATCCTTAGGGGTCTTGAGTCTTTCTCTAGAAAGGTATTTTTAAATCCAAAGTTAAAAATATGATCTTTTTGTGACCTTCGATTGTCTTCCCATAAGTAAGAAGTTACTGTAAACTCTCTGTTTTCAGTTACAAATCCTTTAATAGGAAAAATATCTCCTCCTAGGTGCCTAGCAGTTAAAACTAGTTTAACATCATAGTGCCCATGATCAGGCTCTGAACTTACATAATTCCTTCTGTAGTGAAATATAGCTTCCGTTCCAGGCTTAATCATATGCTGAATACCAACTTGTCCATGTAAACGATTCTTACGATCTTCATCTAGATAAGAGATTTTAGTATAGTCAGCTTGAGATAAACCTAGATAGTTACAATACTTGTTTAGGGTAGGTACATGAGTTAAATCTATAATTTGCTGAGCAATTGCTTTTACTTGCTCAGGTACATTAGTACTAATAAGTTTAATTAATCTTTTCTTTAAGTCAGGGTGTAGAACAAACTTATCCTGCCTTACTCTCCTTCTAGGTATAGAAGCAGCAGATACATGAATAGTTTGCATTTCTTTGTTTGCAGTCTCCATAAACTCGGAAGAGAATGGATCATCAATGATTTGTTGGTTTGGCATATTTTTAGTTTAGTTTAGTTTTTAAATGAAAAAAGCACCCCTAGAGGTGCTTTATGTTTAAATTAAGTTAGTTTAGTTTAAATGTCTTCTGGTTTCTTTTCGGTGTCGTGTGTGTAACAATGAACAAGTAATAAATTCTTTTCTCCTTGGGCTTTTTTGTGTTCTTTGTCTCGTTCTTTTTCTGAATAAAACTTGTAATCCTCGTTCTTGTTCATTGTCTTAACAATTAGATGAAATTCAATGACTGTACCCTCTTTGCTTAGTTTGTACTCCATTCTGCAAAGATACTGCAGAGATTAGCTAAGAATGCTACTACTATGGATAAAACAGAGACAAAAAGAATAGAGTAAGTGAAGAACTCATTAGTAGTAAAACAGTTAGTATTTTGCAATTTAAATACAATTCTTTTTAGTCTAGCTTTCATCGTTTGTGTGTTTCTTCACTTGTTTCCAGTATAACACAGCATTGTTAGTAGACGCATTTTGCCCTTTAAAATGCTTAGACATATCTTCATACTCTATTATAATCTTATCTATCATAAGATTAGCAATCTTTCTGTACATGTATCTATCTACTTGAAATCCTAAACTTTTGATTTCAATCTCTAGAGCAAGGGCTTGAGTCTCTGGTGACATAGTACAAATTTAAAGCTTTTCTGCTTTTTCGTCAAATCTATATTTTAACTCATCTTGAAAGATTCCTTTATAGAAGTCTGAAATTTGATGTTGAGTCTTTAATATAGCTTCTATGTGGTCAGAGTCTAAGTCTTTAATAGGTTTGTAGACTAAGGGTTGTCTTCCGTCTATACCTCTAGTACCCCAGTGTACAGCAGATCTTCTAGTTACGTGTGTACCATCGTCATAGACGCTTAGCTCTTCGTAAGTTCCTACATGTCTTCTAAGATAGTCTGTTCCTCCATCTACCATAAGAACTTCTTTAGTAATAGTATCCTTATAGGTGTTATAATCATGACGATTATAAGAAGTAAGGATAGTACCATCTGGTGTTTTAATCCTGTTTAAAAGGATCTTGTTTTCCGTAGTCATAAGTTAGTATATAAGCGGGTTTAATTGTTGTGGTGATGTTTCCATCAACGTTAACTGTTTCATGTTTGCATTCAAAAGTTTTAAACTTGTAACCTGCTTTAATAAAGAAGTTAAGCGAAGTTAAGTTATTCGCTTTAACTCTTGTAATTACAGTTACAAAATCTTTTGTCTCTTCATAGATAGATTTAATAACATAATCTATGAGAAAACTTGCATAACCTTGTCTTTGATACTTCTCTGCTACATGAATAAAGTTAATACGATAGCATTCTTTTTTCTTTCTCATTAACATTACAGCTACTATATCTAGTCCGTCTTGGATAGCGTGTACTGTTAAATTAGGGTCGTTAAACGACTTTTCCGTAAATTGTACTTCAAAATGATCTGAAATAAACTGAAAATATTTAGGATCTTTTCTGTTGTAATAAGAAATTTGAGTTAGCATAGATAGTTTTAGTTTCGTGCTTATAGATAGCTCTTTTATAAAGCTCTCTGAAAGCAAATCTATTAATACCTAAGTGTCTTCCTGCTCTTTCATAGCTGTATCCTAAATCATCTCTTAAGATAAGGGCAGCATATTGTCTAGGAGTAAAACCTTTTAGGTCTAGTTTGAGAGGGGTGCTTTGATCGTTGGATGACATACGTAGTTTTCTAAGATAATGTCGTTAACAGAACTGCAAAAGATTCCATCTCTAACCTGTACAGTAGGTAACGGATAAGGTGTTCTTGTAATCTGTTCTTGGGCTTGTTCAATATGATTGAGATAAAGATGAGTGTCGCCTAGGTTACCTATTAGTTGGTCAGGTATCATATTAACCTCATCAGCAATCATAGTTAATAATAAAGCATAAGAAGCGATATTAAAGGGAAGACCTAAGAATGCATCTACTGAACGCTGATTCCACATTAAAGAGATTGCTCTGGTCGGTATGTTAGCTTGAGTTAAAGCTGTATCAATAGTATTTTCTATGGCATCTCCTAAGTTTACTTTCATGAAGGGTACGTCTATTTTATTTTCAAACTTAAAGTTATAATTTTCTACTCTTTCTACTCTACTCAATTCTCTTGTATAAACTTGAAATCCATAATGACAAGGAGGAAGTACCATATCTTCAAGAGCATCTACATTCCAAGCACTAACCATCAGTCTTCTAGAGTCTGGATTGTGTTTAAGATTGTGGATTAGACTTTTAATCTGGTCAATTGAACCTCCTGCTAAGTCTGTTGAAGGCCATTTTCTCCACTGAGCACCATAAATAGGACCTAACTCACCGTATCTAGCAGCAAACTCAGGATTAGTCTTGATTTGTTCTGCAAACTCTTCTATAGTGTAAGCATGATTATCGTCTGGTCTTGCTTCACGGTAGGATTTGTAAGCGTCTCCTGTCCAAATATTACATCCGTTATCTAAGAGATACTTAATGTTTGTGTCACCTTTTAAAAACCACAGCAATTCAGTTACTATTGTCTTCCAGGGCATCTTCTTAGTAGTTAAGAGAGGAAATCCATCACTCATTCGATGTCTAATAGTGTAGCCAAAGATTGACTTAGTACCTGTTCCTGTTCTATCAGACTTCTCTACTCCGTAATCTAAGATAGACTGAAGTAAGACTTGGTATTGTGTGTCTATGCTGTTCATGGGTTAAGATTTGAGTATTTAAGTCCCCACATTAGATTCATCCATGCCATCTCTGTCTCAGCAAACTTCTTGTTTACTTTAAAAAGTTTCATTAGATAATTTACTCCCCAAGCTCTCCATTCATCACTTTGTTCAACAGTCATAGTCCACTCTGTGTACCAGTTGTCTTTACGATCTTTGATGTCATCAAATGTAACATCATGACCTGCAATGATAAACATCTGATTGATGATATCTATTACTGCTTTTTCACGTTTTTGTTCTCTTGTTAATCGTTTTGCCATAATTCGTATAAACTGTTTGTTGTTGCAAACTTAATATAGTTTTCTTTCTGTTCCAAAATCTCTGTAACAGTAGTTGTCATCCAGGTATAAGATATTCTTTGAGGATCTAGGATAAGCGACCTACCTACTGCAGGTTCATTATGTAATTTTTTAAAGGTGCCGTCTTCGTTCCATTCAATCCACCCAGCTTTGTGACCTACATTAGATAAGCCATCTCTTTCTCTGACTAACTTGTATCTAAAAATCTCTTCTAGATTTAAGTTTATTTTAACTTGTTCTATTTTACTCATTTTGTATCTGTATTAGTTCTTGTTTTATCTCTTGGTACATCTCTATTACCTTTCTGTTTTGCCAACTATGATGCTCTAATGCTTCTATAATCTTGTCTACAGAAATTAGAGAGCAAGTAATCGCTTCATTGTACCTTTTCTCACAGCTCAGTAGTCCTTCTTTAAGGGACCCATTGTTAGGCAACTGATAATAAAAGTCATTGATCAGCTGCCTAGCTGGTGTTGGGTTAATAATATCTTCTATCATTGCTCAACTCCTCCGTATGTTTGTTTGTAAAACTGTCCAAATGTCATTACATCTGATTCATTCATCATTACGTATAATTCGTATTCATAATACAACTTAATGGCTTGTTCCTTCTCCATTACTTTGGCTTGTTCAAGCAGTTGGATTTCCAACATAACAAATTGTTTTCCTGTTATTTTACCAGTTATCAAATCGCTTGTTAATCTGCCGATTTCTTTGGAGTAATAGTCCACTGCCGTCTGTTGTTTATTGTTTGTCATCTCCGTAGGTTTGTTCGTAAAATTCTTCAAATGACAATACCACTGCTTGACCACCGCATTGGTTTTTGAATGTTTCTTCTAAATAATTTTCATAATCATTATAAAGTTTTATTGTCATTTGCTTTTCCATTGCTTTGGATAAATTAATTATTTGATTAATTCCATAACCATCTCCTTTTATTTCTAATTTTTCTAACAGTAGTTTTGCCAATAACTCTACTGCCGTTTGTTGTTTATTGTTTGTCATTGTTTGTGTCTTTAACCCAATAAAAATCTAATAAGGTTCTCATAAAGAATCTCTTAACAAAGTTAGGCTTACTATGTGTAGCAAATGCAATAGTATTTACCATAATCTTACTGGATAAGCAATACCATCCTACTACCTTTTTTGGCTTTGGTTGAGCAATAGTTGTTCCTATGTCTTCTAACCACTCTTTGCTAGTTTGTTTCATCTTCGTTTCTTGTTATACCAGCAAAGTCAGCAACACCAATTAAGGTTTCTGCTAACTGTTTACTGAGGTTCTTTAATGCTTCTGTTTCTAATGTGTCTAACCACTTGTCCTGTGTTTCTTCTGTGCAGTCTTCAAAGCAAGTGGGTTGACGCTTTTCTTCACCTTCAAACTGGTCAAAGATAAAAATACCTGATATGTTTCTTCTTTTCATGGTTGTTTATTATTTTCTAAGTTTATAATTAGCTTGGTCAATAAGGAAATCTAATTGTTTATCTCGATTTTCTTTTTCGGCTTCTAGTTTCTCTAACTGTTTTTCTAATCTATCAATACTACCCCAGATAATACCTGCATTAGGGTCTAGTTTTTTAATCTCAGCTACTATTTCTTCCTGCCTACCCCTACTGTAAAACCCGCTTTCTATATCATCAGCTAGGTCTTGTAAGTGTTTAGGTGCTGAAATGCTAATCCTTAAGTCATAACTAGTCCACTTAGTCTTGTAGTCCCAGAATATAATACCCTTAGTTAAATTTCTAAATAGATTATGTAGTCTTCTGTTTCTTACTCTTACAATAGAGTTATCACAACCAAACAAATGTAAGAAGCGTAGAAACCATCTAGGGCACCATTTAGGCTTAGCTTCATAGTCCATAGCTAAAACTAACGGGTAAATAGCCTTAAAACAATCTCCGTCTTCATTGTAAGGAATAGTACCTAAGTAAGAGTATTTATCATAGAAACCCTTAGGGAAGAATATAGGTCTAATTTCTCTCCAGCCTATATGCATAGTATTAATCATGCCTTTCTTACGTCCTTTCCAAAACAGTAAGCCTGCTAAGAAAAAGGTTACTTTCTCCTTAACAGGTCTTTTGTCTTTTATTTCAAATTTAGTTCTCATTTCTTAACATTTTTATAGATGTAGGTAGTATCACACTTACCGTCTGTACACTCAATTTTAATAGAAGGTTTGATAGGCTTATGTGATTTTACACCCACTTGTTTTATTCCTAACATACCTGCTACTACACTTACAGCCATGAGTGCAAATAATAACAAATGGAACAAGTCACTACGCTCATCACGTTCATCATTGTCAATTTTGTTTAATCCAAGTATAATAACAGCAGCTAAGATTCCAAGTATCCACATCATTGCTCACCTCCTCCGTAGGTTAATGGAACTTCAATTACTTGTACTCCGCAATGGTCTGCGTTGTCCCATAAAGTTGAATCATCACAATTTAGAATCTCTAATAGATGTCTTGCTTCTTCTTCCGTTGTTTCTTTGGTATTGTAGATAATGAGAGTTCTTTTTTTAGTAATGGGTGCCAAATTCATAAGATGTTTTTTTACCATTTCTTGTGCAGTATCTGGATTATTCTCGTAGTAATTTTTGATTGCCTCAGCAGTGTTTAGCAATTGATGTTGTGTGTAAAGTTTCATTTGTTACCTCCGTATGTTTCGTTGTAGTATTGTTCACCAGTTAATGGTAGTGTACTTTCAGGATAATCAATTCCATGAACTGTTCCTTTGTTGTATGCAGTTTCAATTTTTTCCTTCTCCATTTTTTTGGCTTCTATAAATAATCTATGCATCTTGTTTGTTTGTTCAGTAGTTAAATTAATTACAAGGGTTTTACCTAAAATTTTTAATAATTCCACTGCGTAAATGTCAATTGCCGTCTGTTGTTTATTGTTTGTCATAAGTTAAAGTTTACCTTGGGTCATATAGACATGAGTGTCTATGGTCCACAAGAATTTAAATCTTTTCATAAAGCTTCTATCTTTTGTAGTAGCTCTGTTACCTCACCTTCTGTAAGATGACCGATTACATCATTGGTTATATCTGTATCATAGCATATATCACCATTATAGGTTACTGCTAATTCATATAATCCATCTTTACCCCCGTAACTTCTATCAGTCTTAATTACACTAGCCCCGTAACCATTATTAAAAGTTACGATAGCATGTATACCATCACTATATGTAGATGGTACAAAAGTTAAATCATCAAATGTCATTGTTTTTATATTCTTGTTTTAGTTTAAGTCCTAATTCTATAGCTTCTTCAGATGATAGCTTATCATGTATAAAATTGTGGCACATCCTGCATACTGCTTTCCATGTATTAGATTCTAGATAATATTTACTTCTATCTTTACCAGAATAAAGGTGATGTACATCTGTACTCATTACAGTACATCCAGGAAGTTTAGCTTGACATGTAGGATGTTTAGTTAAAAACTCTACACGCAG